ACCAGGTCACCGATCCCGCCGACGGCATCGTCCACCGCGCCGTCGATTGGGAGCCCTACGAGATCTCCGTCGTGCCGATCCCGGTCGATCCGGCCGCGGCGATGCGCGGCGCGGACGATCCAACCGCGCCCGCCACGGCGGTTGAGCCGACCCTGCCGATCCTCGACACACCAACCAATCCCACTACCACCCAGGAGACTCCCATGCCCGAGACGACGCCGGTTGCCCCGGTTGCTGATCCGGCGCCGTCCGCGCCGGCTGCCACCCCCACCCGCAGCAATCCCGCACAAGCCGCCCAGGAGGGCGCTCCGACCATGCCGAACAACCCGCCACCTGCCGCTGACGCCGATCGTGGCACGGTCGCCGTTCCGCCCGGCGAAGCCGCCGCCGAGGTGATCCGCGCCGAACGCGCCCGCATCGCCGCCCTCGGTCCGGTCGCCCAGGCCGGCCGCGCCCTGGTGGCGCCGGCCACCGTCGACGCCCTGCACCAACGTGCCGTCGCCGAGGGCTGGGCGCCCGAGGCCCTGCGTGGCGCCCTGTGGGACGCCATGGTGCAAGGCGCCACCCCGCCGGCACTGCCCGCCTCGCCGAACAGCGGCCCCGCCGCCGAAGACCCGGCCGTCATCCGCGACGCCATGGCCGAAGCCATCGCCGTGCGTGCCATGCCCGGCTACCAGGCACCCGGTGGTGCCACTGGCGGCCGCCATGCCGAGTTCCTGGACTGGCGTCCCTCCGAGATGGTCGCCGAACTGATGCGCGCCCGCGGCGAGCGCAATATCCCCCGCGGTGCCGCCGCCCTGGCGGATCGTGCCTTCCACACCACCAGCGACTTCCCGCTGCTGCTCTCGGCCGCCGCCAACAAGATGCTGCTCGCCGCCTACCAGCCGGCCAACCCGACCTACCGGCAGTTCTTCCTCCGCCGCGACTTCCGCGACTTCAAGCCGCATCGCCATCTGCGGGTCGGCGACTTCCCCACCCTCGTCCAGCTCTCCGAGAACGGCGAGATCCAGGCCGGCACCATGTCCGAGAGCCAGGAACTGGTGAACCTGCTCACCTTCGCCCGACGCATCCGCGTCACCCGCCAGATGCTGGTCAACGACGATCTCGGCGCCTTCACCGACTTCGCGGCCATGATCGGCCGCCGCGTTGCCGATTTCGAGAACGCTACCGCCTACGCCCTGATGAACAGCGCCAACGGCTCCGGCCCGACCCTGGTCACCGGCAATGCCGCGGTGTTCGCCACCGGCGCCGCCCGCGCCAACCAGGCCTCGGCCGGCACCGCGCTCGACCTCACCAACCTGGCCCTCGGCCGCGCCGCGGTGATGAAGCAGAAGACGCTGGACGGGCTGCCGATCTCGGTGGGCAACGGCATGCGGCTGCTGGTCGGGCCGAACCTGGAGCTGGCAGCGCGCCAGCTCACCGTGAGTGTCGCCGCCACCCAGACCGCCAATGCCAACGTCTATGCCGGTTTCATCCAGCCGGTGGTCGAGCCGCAGATCCAGGGCAACCGCTGGTATCTGTTTGCCGACCCGATGGCGGCACCGGTCTATGTCTACGGCTACCTCAACGGCGCCGAGGGGCCGCAGGTCACCACCGGGCCGGTCTCCGGCGTCGATGGCGTCGAGGTCTCGGTGATCTTCGACTTCGGGGTCGGCGCCATCGACTGGCGCGGCGCCTGGTTCAACCCTGGCACCTGATCCCGGTCAGCCAAAGCCCAGGAACACCGCCAGGCTGCGGTTCAGCGCGACCAGTTCTTCGTCGCTGAGCCGCCCCAGCGTCTGCCCCACGCGCTCGCGTCGCACCGCGGTGATCTTCTCCACCGCAATATGGCTCGGGTTGGTGAGGCCACTGGCCGGGCCTGGCGCGACCGCGATCCGCAGCAGCGGTGCGCCGGTCGGTTGCGTGGTCAGCAGGCAAACCACGACCGAGCCGGTGTCGTCGAACAACTCGGACTGCACGACCACGGCCGGCCTTGGCTTGCCGCCATAATCGCCGGCCGCCCGGTCGGCGATGACGACGACATCACCGCGGCGCATCAGCGGCCGTGTCGTCATCCTCATCGAACACCGAGACCGCTTCGATGAAGTCCATCACCTCGTCAAAGTCGGCTTCGGCGGCGACCAGGCGTGACTGCCGGCGCGCCTCCTCAGCAAAACCCGGCGCCCGCGTGTCCGGCACCCAGATCTGGATCGGCCGCAGACCCTTCGCACGCAACTGCGCGCGGTGGGTGGCGACGCGTTTGCTGGTGGTCGAGCGGGCCATCTGATCCTCCATCCGGGTGTTACATGTAACGCTTCGGCGGCGGCACTTCAAGCCTCGCCCCCCGTCCCGCCAGCAGGCGAGACCCATTCCTCACCAGGAGCCTTCCCATGAAGAACTTCATCCAGCCGGGCGACAGCCTGGCCATGGTCGTGCCGTATGCCGCCGGCGTCACCGCCGGCCAGGGCATGCTGGTCGGCGCGCTGTTCGGCGTGGCCGCGGTCGATGGCGCCCAGAACGCGGTGATCGAGGGCGCCACCGAAGGCGTGTTTGACCTCACCAAGCAGCCATCCCTGGCGATCACCGCCGGTGCGAGGGTGTTCTGGGACGACACCAACCGCCGCATCACCACCACCGCCACCGGCAACTATCAGGTCGGCATCGCGGTGCTGGCCTCTGCCACCTCCGACACCACGGTGCGGGTGTGGCTGGAGCGCGTGCCGGCGTCCGGCGCATGAGCAGCGGCGTGGGCGTGGGTGCGGTGGACACCGACGTCGTGTTCCGCCGCGTGATCGACAGCGTCATCGGCCGGGAGGGGCGATATTCCGCCGACCCGGCCGACCGCGGCGGCGCCACTGCCTGGGGTATCACCGAAGCGGTGGCGCGCGCCGAGGGCTGGACCGGCGCGATGGCCGAGCTGCCACGCGAGGTGGCGGTCAGCATCTATCGCCGCCGCTACTGGCAGGCACCGGGACTGGACCGCATCGCCATGCTCGACACGGTGCTCGCCGAGCGGCTGCTCGACATCGGCGTCAACATGGGTGCCGCCACCGGCATTCGCTTCCTGCAGCGAGCGTTGAACGTGCTGAACCGGCAGGGCGCGGCATTCGCCGATATCGCGGTGGACGGCGCGTTCGGTCCGGCGACCGAGACGGCGCTCGCGGGCCTGCTGCGGGCCCGGGGTACCGAGGGTGCTCGCGTGCTGCGCGGCATGATCGCGGCGCAACAGGCGGTCCGCTACATCGAGATCGCCGAGCATGACCCGACCCAGGAAGAATTCGAGTTCGGCTGGCAGCTGAACCGGGCGCTCGGCGGTCTCACCCCTGGTTCTCCAGCCTGATCCGCCGCCCGACGCCAGCCAGGCATCCGCCCGGCCACCCACCCTTCCGCCCCGACAACCTGATCCGACCGGAGGAACACCGATGTTCCCCTTCCTGATCCCGCTGCTCACCAACGTGGCGCCGGGCCTGATCTCCTATCTGTTCGGCACCGCGGCCGGCGAGACCACCAAGCAGGTGGTCGACGTGGTCCGCCAGGTCACCGGCATCGATGTCCGCTCCCAGGACGACGCCCAGAAGGCACTGGCCGCGGTGCAGGCTGATCCAGCCGTCTACGCCCAGTTGCAGACTCGTCTGGCAGAGATCCAGGCCGAGCGGGACCGGGCGGCAGCCGACATCATCCGGGCCGAGGCGCAGTCGGGCAACTGGCTGGCTGCGTCCTGGCGTCCCATCGTCATGCTGACCTTCACCGTGCTGATCGTCGCCCGCTGGCTCGGCTTCTCTGCCCCCGGCATCTCGGAGGCCGAGGTGCTCAAGCTGTGGGACATCGTGCAACTGGGGCTCGGTGGCTACGTCATCGGCCGCAGCGCCGAGAAAATCGTGCCGCAGATCGCCCAGGCGGTTGCCGGTAGCCTGGGCGGCCGGCGATGAGCGCCTTCGCGGGCGCCATGGCGGTGCTGCTGGCCGATCCGAATATCGATGGCGATGCCCAGTATCGCCGGGCGACCGGCGACTGGGCCGCTCTGCGGGTGGTGCGGTCGGCGCCGTATGACCAGTTGCCGGGTCTCGGCGGCGGCGCGAGCAGCCGGGCCGGCAGCCTTTCGGTCACCATCGCTGCCGACGCCCTGGCCTCGCTCGGCATGCTGCCGCCGCAGCGCGGCGACGAGGTGCTGCTCTCTAGCAGCGCCTACCGCGTCGAGGATGCCGAGGCCGACGTGCTCGGCGTCACCTGGCGGCTGACCTTGGCAACGGCGCCAGCGCCATGAGCACGGCACTGCGTGAGGCGGCGCTGGCCGCCGTCGCCGCCCGGCTCGCAGCCGCGCTGCCCGACGCGGTGGTCGAGCGGGCCCGACGCGCGCCGGTCGATACCGACACCGAGGCGCTGCCGCGACTGATCCTGCGCGGGGAGGCCTGGCAGGCCGATACCACCCAGGAGCCGGGGCAGACCCACTACAGCATTGGCTTCGCCATCACTGGCTTCGTCCGCGCCGGCAGCGATCTCGCCGCCGAGCAGGCGCTGTCCGACCTGCATGCCCGTATCGTCGCGGCGCTGGCCGGCTGGACCCCCGACACCCCAGGCCTCGGCGATGTGGTCGAGCAGGATGCCGACTTTCTGCTCTACGACGCCGAGGACAGCGCCAAGCCGACCGGCGAGGTGGTGGCCCGGTTCTCCCTGCTGGCAATCGCCCCAACCGGATCACCCTGGGCACCGTAGCAGACCCATTCCCTCCGCCATTCCTGGCCGCCATTCCTGAAGGAGCCGCACGATGAGCATCAGCCTCGTCCGCATGCGCTTTGCCGCCGTCGCGGCCAAGATCGAGACCACCCCCGGCACCGACGCCATCGCCGGCACTCCCGCCGCCGCCGACTGGCTCGCCGCCGATTGCGAGATCGACTTCGATCCCGTCGTGGTCGAGAACCCGGAACTCACCGGCACCCTCGACAAGGCCTCCGGCATCGTCGGCGGCCTGCGCCCGCGCATCCGCCTGCGCGTCCCGCTGCGCGGCTCCGGCACCGCCGGCACCGCGCCCGATTGGGGCAAGCTGATGCGCTGCTGCACCATGCTGGAGCAGGTCACCGCCGCCCCCATCGGCGTCCCGACCGCCGCCACCGCCGGCACCGCCACCAGCATCACCCTGCCCACCCCGTTCTCGCCGGCGGCGCAGGCCTATCGCGGCATGCCGCTGCTGCTCTCCGGCGACCGCAGCATCACCACCGGCATCATCGACTACACCACCGGCAAGGTCGCCAGCGTGGGGGATACGCTCAGCCCCACCGCCGGCGTCGTCACCCTGGCGCAGATCCCGGTCAACGTGCTCTACGCCCCCACCTCGGATGAGACCCTCTACAAGACCGCCACGCTCTACTTCTACGCCGACGGGCTGAGCTGGCGCTTCGGCGGTGCCCAGGGCACCTGGAGCCTGGAACTCACCTCGGGTGGCATCGGCTTCCTGACCTTCGATCTGCGGGCGCAGATGCTGGCGATGACCGGGGCACCACTGCCGACCGGTTGGAACAGCGCGATCCGCCCGACGCCACCGCGCTTCGTCAACGGCCGCTGCCAGCTCAACCGCGCCGTGGCGCAGTGCCGCCGGCTGCAGCTCGACCTCGGCGTCGAGGTGATCCTGCCGGACAATCCGGAATCGCTCGAGGGCTACGACCCGGCGGTGCCGATCTCGCGCGACGGGCGCGGCAACATCGATCCCTACATGAACACCACCAACGCGGTGGCGCTCTACGATGCCTTCCGCGCCGGCACGCCGATGCCGCTGATGGCGGTGGTGGGCGTCTCCGCCGGCAACCGCTTCCTGATCACCGCCCCGGCCGCCCGGGCCACCGGCTTCAAGCCCGGCAACCGCGACGGCCTCGGCCAGCACGACATCGCCTTCCAGTGCGATGGCGCCGACAGCGTCATCTTCCTCGCAACGTTCTGACGGAGGCACCCCCGAACATGACCCAGCCGATCTTCTCCCGCCGTCAGGTGGAGAGCTTCATCCCGCCCGGCACCGAGCGCGTCTACTCCATCGCGCCGCTCACCTTCCGCGAGCGCCAGGCATTCCGCGCCGACCTGGCGCGTGAGGCCGGGGTGTATCCTGGCCGTGCGCTGCTGCTCGATGCGCTGCGGGCCGCGGTGCAGGAGACCTCGCCGGACAACGCGGCGGAGATCCTGGTGGTGATTGAGGCCGCAGAGGCGACGCCGGATGACCCTGCGGCGCAGGCACGGCTGCAGACGATTGAGGCGGCCTGCGCCACGGTGCCGAGTTACGCCGCGTTGCTGGCGGCCCGGCAGCACTATCTCGGCATGATGCCCTGGGTCGCCGCCCGCCACGCCCTGCGCGGCTGGGAGGGACCGGGGCTGCCGCCGTTCCGGCGCGAGCGCAACCTGGTGCCGGCCGATCTTCTCGACCTGTTGCCGGACGCGGAACTCGAGGCGATCGGCTGGCAGGCCAGTGCACTGATGCAGCCGGACGCGGCCGCCCAGGGAAACTCCGAGGCGCCCTCGCCGTTGCCCGAGACCCCGGCGCCTATGACGGTGGGCTGAAACCCGCCGACGGCAGCGAATGGCTGGTGGCCGGCGAGGCGTGGGCGGACAATCCGCGCCATGTCGTGCCGCAGCCCTGGCACGAGTTCGTGCGGATGTGGGGGGCGTGCCAGGGCGGCATGGGGGGCGTGGCGCATTGGCCGGATGGCGGGGGAGTCGGGGATCAGGCGGCCTGGGTGGTGGAGGCGTTCGCGCTTCTCGGGGGGCTGCTGGGGAAGGTGCGGTGCATCGCTGCATAGCTGCCGTTCGCACACGAGCGAACGCTCAGTCGCCTAACGCATGGCCGGTTCTCCGCGATGTGCAAGGCGCTGGGTGCACCGCGGTTCACCAGCCGCTATTATCGAACACATGCACAACGAGATCTACCGACGCTTCGGTGAAGT